TTCGTTCATCCTTGACCTTTATTTAATTTAACGTAATTCTTACTCGTTTTTAGTTTGCTCGTTTTACTTTTAGCGTGAACGTTAGGACGTTTTACCTTTGGTTTGCGAACGTGAGTAGTTACGCTTGTTTGTTTAGCCATTTATTTCGTGTTTATTTATATTGGCTTATTGTATTCGTCAATAGTTTTTGAAATAACACTAATATAAGCATAAGACTTTTTACCTTCCTTAAATGCGGGTATTGTATTTAAGTCCACTCCAATTTCTTTAGATTGTTTTTCCAACTTTTCTAATTCGCCTTGTAAAACATCGGTAGCAATTTTTGCTTCTTGTTTATACGCGTTCATTTGTTTTCTTAAAGCTAAAATCTTTTTTTCTGCGGGTTCGAATTCATCTTCTAATTTTTCAAACTTTGAAATAATATCTTCCGATTTTACAACATAGTTTATTATATTTTGTATCGTATTTAACTCGATTTCGTGTTTACCTAGATTAGTTTCGTAAATTTCTTCGATTTTCCCTAGTTTGTTTAGGATTGTGTTTAAGTTACTCATTTTATTTTATGTTTAATAATTTTTTAAGTTCGTTTACCACCTCGGTGGCTTCGTCTTCTTCCGCGCTCATTTCGAATTTATCAGCAAAATAACCCTCTATTGAAAAGCCTTTTACTTTGCCTTCTTTAACATCGTTCCAAACTTCTTCGTTATTAACTTTCATCGAAATCATCCAAGTACCTTTAGGTAGGTCGAATCCGTATAGTTTAGATTTGTCTTTTTCTTCGTCTTCGATTATCCAAGATTCAACTACGCTTAAACCCGTTAACTTTTTCTCGTGTTCGTAAGTCGCGTTGTTTTGGTTTGAGCGCATTAAAAACAATTCACTTGCTTTTCTAATCGTGTCCGAACTGAAATAAATATAGTATTCTTCGTTCTTTGCGTTTCGTCGGTAAATTTGTTTGTTAGGAACTAATGCCGCACCCATTAGAATTCTCTTTTCGGTGTCAACTTCTTTAAGTTCGATTTCGTGTTTATTTAGGGCTATAAAGTTTTCTTCAATCGCAGGGGAATGAACTACGCTAACCGCATCTATTCCGCTTTGTTCGTCTTGTTCGTCTATAATCAATTCTATGATTCTCATAACTTATTAATTTAATTATTATTAAAGTGTTGCGTTTTGTATTCTATTCCTATCCAAACTTTGAGCCGTGGTTACTTGTCCACTAACTACGTAGGCTTGCGTAGGTTGTTGTTGAAGTTGCGCTAATTGGTTTAGTCCGTTATTACCTACAACGTTGAATGAAGGCGCTTGTGTACCGCCACCCATACCACCCCCGCCACCTTCAGCGCCACCACCACCACCACCCGAAGCCGAACCACCGCCCTCGAACTTTTGCGAAGCTATTTTAGCAACCCCTACCAATCCCGTAGCAACTGCTAACCCCGCCGCAATACCACCACGAACGGGACTACTCGGGTCGGGAACGGGTGTAAACTGCGATAAATAAGCCGAACGCGCACTTAAGAACGTATCTATTAATGCGCTTGATATACTCGCCGCCTTTTTAATTTGAAACGCTTTCTTTGCTTGTTTTTCTCCTTTTTTACCAAACATTTCGGTAAGGTCGGAAATAATCGATAACCCTTGTTTAGCAAAATCCGCGTTACGTTGAATACTCGCTTCCCTTCGTGCTTTGTCTTCTTCATCGTACTTTTTGTTTATCGCGTCTAGTTCGCGCCCTTTGGCTTCGGCTATGGTCTTTTCTGCGTCCGCGTTACCTTTTGCCATTTGCTCCATTTCCGCGTACTTTTCGTCTAGTAAATAAAGTTCACGTTGTTGCTCGGTTAAACTTTGTTGGTAGTTTTGTTCTTGTAACTGCTCTATTTGCATATCGAAATCTAACCGCCGTTTCTTTTCGTCTTCTTGCATTTTCTTTTGAAAATCCTCGGTACGTTTTTTAACTTCGGCTTGGTGCTTTTCGTCTATTGCTAATAAATCTTTATTCAAAAGGTCTTTAGCGTTTACAAGTATTTGTCGTTCTTGTTCCGTTAGTTTAGATTCAGCGTTTAAGCGTAATTCTTCTACTTGTTTATTGTATTCCTCGCGGCTTATTTTTCCGTCTTGGTATTGCTTATCTAACGCGGCTTGTTCTTCCTGTGTACGTTCCTTTAAGAAGTTGTCGCGGTAATCGTTAAACGCGTCTTGTCGAAGTGCTTTTTCTTTGTCTATTCCGTCTTGCATTAACGCAAGTTTTTGGTTTTCCGCTTCTTCTTCTAACTTGGCTTGGTCGTCGTTTTGTTTTTTTAAGTTGTCTATGTATGTTTTTCGGTTTTGTTCCGCGTTTTGTTTGGCCTTATCCCCCGCTTCTTTAGCCTTATCCGCCATTTCTTTTTGGTGTTCGGCTTCCATTATTTGAATGGAGTGTTTTGTGTCTACGTTGTCTTTGTAGGTTTCGTCCATTATCTTGCGAATGGCTTCCGTTCGTTTTTTCAACTCCTTGTACCTATCGGAATCCTTGTCTTCGGTTTCTAGTAGTAAATCCATTTCGGCTTTTATTGCCTTCATTTTTGACTTTTGAACTTCTAAGTAAACGCGACCACTTGCAAGATGTGATTTCGCCTTGGATAGTTCCATTTCGTAAGTGGCCTTACCCGAAGCCTTTGCTAAATCTATTTCTCTTTGTGCTTTTAAGTCGTTTTGGGTTTGTTCTTTTTTAATTGCTTTTGCTCGTTTATCCGCGCTTTTAATAACCGCTTCCGTGTGCGCTTCAGCGTTCTTTTTTAATTTAGCTGTCTTAACATCGTCAACCACCCCCATTGCTTCGAGCGCTTTGGTTATTCCGTAAATAATTCCAACAACAGGAAACAAAACGGAAATTAAAATCTTTGCTCCCGTTCCTAGTTTTTCGAACTTTTCACGCGCCCACATTACCGCGGCGGCTACTTTGTCAAAATTGGCAATTAATAAACCAACCGCAACAACGATTGCACCGATACCCGTGGAAATCAAAGCAACCCTAAATAATTTCATCGCGTTACTCGCTACCCCCGTTGAAGCGGCTACTCCCGTTTGAGCCGTGGCTAACCCCGTTGAAGCAACCCCCTGCGCTACCGTAGTGGCTACGTTTGTTTTATCTACGGCTGCACCCGCTGCCGTTACCGCGTTCTTTTTGAATAATCCCGCTACTACGTCTTTAATTACCGTACCAAATTGCTTAAAGGAATCCCGCGCCTCTAATACCCCTTGTAAACCTTGCGAAAAAGCCATAGCGCTTTGAACGCGAACCATTGCTTCTTGAACCGCTTCGCCTTCTACTCCGATTAAACCTAACCCACCTTCAACGGCTTGGAATCCGTCTAACACACCGCCAAAAGATTTGGTCATAGCGTTAAATTTCGCGTCGGGGTTAAATGAGTTTACCATATCGTTCGTGAATCCGATTTGGTCTTTAAGTTCTGCGGCTGCCTTAGCGGCTTTTACGGCTTCGGCGCTTGTTTCTCCGTAGGCGGCGCTTACCCTTTGTAATTCTACAACGGCTTCTTTATATTGCGCCTTAAGGCTTTTTACGTTGTCTTTAACCTCTAATTCAATCGTTCGTTTTTCCGCCATTTCTATTTAGTTTTTTTATATATAACTCGCGAAGCATTTGTTTGTACGCGGGTTTAATTTTGTCGTTTAGTTTATATTTTACTTTTGCGATTTCTATGTATTCGTGTTCGCCTACGAATTCCGCTATTTGTAAAAGTTGGACTATTTGATTAATATAACTCATTGCCTTATAATTACTATTTCTTGCGTTTGTGTAGTTCCGTTTTGGTAAGTGTATTCAGCGGTTACGCTTATAACATCGTTTCTTCCTTCCGTTTCTAATTCTTGTCCCGCCTCGGTTGTTCTTAATAAATTATTTTGTGTTGCTCGGTTTATATTACCAATTACAGGCGGTAAACTTATTCTAATCGTTTGACTAGAACTTATCGAACTTGGTGTAATTACTACTCCCGTAGTTCCCGAAGAAAAATTACCCATTAACCCAAAATTAGGAAGTGTAATAGGTACGGTAACGTCTTCTTGACTTGGACTAGTTTGTATAACCCGAATAGGAAACACGGGCATAAAATCGTTCAATAGTTGGAACGTAGTTTCTCCCGTTACTAGATTCGTTTTCATTTCGTTAATTAAATAACGCTTGTCCCGAATTATTAATCTATCGTTTAACTGCAATCCCGTTAAAATTGAAACGGGTAAATTCGCCTTAATAGTTGTTAGCCTATTTTTAGGATTAAATAAGTTAGTCAAGTACGGAAAATAATAAGTAGCGAAGATGCTTTGTTGAATCGGAGTTAACCAATACGAAGAAGTTTCGGGCGCAAAGTTTGTACTATACTTTATTCCGTTGTCGGTTAAGTCTTGTCCAAACATCGTATAGTCGTTAGTTTGGAATAAACTAATTCCGTTGGTAAAGTGGATATGGTCAACTAAATTAACACCGCCATACTTGTAAAGTAAACACGGCTTAGGAATGTAAGGAGAAAACGAACTATCTAACGAATAGCCAACTTGTAAACCCGTTGGAGTTCCACTATGTACGAATTGATTAAATAAAAGATTTTCAAAAGGAACTTTAATAGTGAACTCCCCGCCATCGTAAGGGTATTGGTATTCCGTGTTTCCGTATTCTTTTAACCCCTGCTCAAAGAATGCTTTATTCATTAACGAGTTCGATTGCTCAAACGCAAAGCCTATCTTTTTGTAAAGTTTAACGCGGTCTACTCCTATTTCAGTTTTGTCTGTGAATTCAGTAATATCTATAATTGCACCCGCTGAATACCAATCGTCTAAAGGTACAATTTCGTAAGTGTTTACACCCGTACCGAAACACGTTAAATTAAATTGCTTTAATATACCCGAAATAAAATCGTTTATTTTCATTTGTGGCGCAAGTTGCGCTAAATCGGTAAAAGCCGAAAGGTTTAATGTTATGTTTGAATAGCGAATGTACTCCGTTGTAGGAATCGGATTCACGGAAGTTATGTAGGTAACTTCGTATTGTATTTCGGAATCAAACGTTAACGGAAAATTAGAACGAATGTAAAATTCCCAAACATCGTTTAATCCTTGAACATTTGGCACGTTTGCAAGTCCATAAATAGCCGTTCCCGTTCCTTGAGTTGTAGAAAATAATGCGCCGTTTCTATAGGTGTCTATCCAATAAGTTGTTGTAGGCGAACTTACCGAAGTAACGTCTAACGTTATTACGTGATTCATCCACGTAGCTCCGTTAAAAAATGGAGTTGTAATTTGGTTTAACGAAGGGTCAACGTATAAATTAAGCGGGTACGTAGGAATAAACGAACTTATTATAGTATCTAAGTCAAGTTGTTTAGGTTGTCCACTAAATTCGAAATCGTTTTTATTTTTATACCATAAATACGCTTGTGTAAATTTCGGGTCGGTTAAAAACGCACCTGTAAAACTTACTCCGTATTGTAAACCGATAATATCAAAAATTGATTTTACCCTAACTGCGGGAAATAACTCACGGTAATCTATTGCTCCCGCGTTCGTATGTATATCGTTAGACGTTGAACCCATAAACGGAACTAACCAATTCGGAACGTTGCTTTGCGGTTGAGTGCTTAAATACTCCCATATACGATTAGAAGTAATTAGCGGGTAACATACATCCCAATCCGTTCCGTAATTAATTATACGTTGAAATACCTCGTTAAAGGTGTAATCGTGGTTTATGGTTGTATAATCTAGGTCGCTTAATAGGTCTTCGCCTACTAAATCTTTAAGCGTAGTTACATCTCCGTAAAAAGTTATCGTGTAGGAGTTAGGTTGTCCGTTTTTTAGTTGGCTCTTTTCCATTTGGATTTTACCCCTACGGAAAAAGGTCATATCTATTTCTATGTACCCGTCTAAGCGTTCTTGATAATTAATCGAACTATTTAACGCATTCTCGTAAAAGTATTCCCATATCGCGTTATTGTTCGCGCTCGTGGGTATCGTAAACGACTGCGAAAAGTCCGTAAACGTTTTGGAAATGTCTTGTATGTTTTGAATCGTAGAATTTACTTCGATTGTTTCATCGTTGAATAAATCTAATTGCCGTCCTTCTACAAATATGCGTACTTGTCTTTTCATTAGATAACGTTGTTTATTAGGTCGTTACTTTGTTCGAATTCTAGTACGTAATTAATCGTCTTATTGTTTATGTTCTTTTGCTTTTCGAATTCTTTTGTTTTCATCTTAACGGGTTGATTGTTAAGTAAGATTCGTTCGCTTAAAAGTAGTTGCTGAATGTTTGAGTTAAAGGATTCGTCTACCCACCCCGTGTTAACTCGGTAACTAATTATTCCGTTCGTGTTAAACGTTTGTCGTTGGTTTAAGTTTGTGTCCCACGAACCAAATAAGCCCATTGTTTGCATTAAGTTAAATTCGGTTGCGGTGGTAGTTAAACTTTCAAAAGAAGCCTTAAACATAAATTCACGTTGCCAAGCTCCGTACATATTTATAAAATCTATTGTAATTACATCGTACCTACATTCTTCTACGGGGTAAAACGTTGCTTCCCAACTTAATACGGACGTAGGTGTAAAAATTTCTACTTTGTTGCCTGTAAGATAATACGCGGGTCTTACCCTATAAAGGTTATACATATTATTCGCGCTAATCGTGTACGAATGCGTTAACCCCGTTTGTAATTGCGTATATTTCACGCTCCAACCCGTTTCTAACCACGCGGTAAATGTACCCGCTCGTTCTAATTGGTTAACTGCGGGGGAATTGTTTGCGTCGCTCCAAAAATAGTAATCTTTTTCGTCTAAGTGTACGGGCATTTGTGCAATATGCAAAGGGTTGTAACCTTGCGAATAATACCCGAACCCGTCGTAAGCGTAATAAGTAAAAGTGTCTAACAAAACGTAAGTACTTAAAGATAACTTGTAACGCTTTACGTCAACTTTAATATAGTTGTCTACGCTCCATATACCCGAATCCGAATTATAGTTTTGAGATACGGCATCGTGTTTAATTTGCTCCATAACGTACGGAGAAATGTTATACAACGTTTGCGTGTTGTTACTCGCAGGGATTAATTTTTCTAACGTATAGTCGGGAGAAGTTGGCGGGGTTGTCCCGTTTTGGTAAATGTATAATTCCACTTTACTTCCGCTTTGCCCTACTTCGTTTACTTCAATTATATACGGGCTTCTTGCAAATATCCTATTTATAGCCATTGTTCTTAAAATTTTCTTTCATTATTGTATCGAATGTTTCTTGAGCCTCTAACCCGTACGCTTCTATTAATTCGTTAGGTAGGTTCTTAAATGCGTTGTTAAATGGTCTAGTAAAAAACAAAGAAGGCTTTATTCCCTTTTGCCAAATGGAACGCGTGATTATAAACGCAGTTGCATCCGTACTTAAAAACCTTCCACCTTTATCCCTAAATTGAATTCGTCTTAATTTAACCCACTTTTTTATACCTTGAGTTAAACCGCCTTTTTTACCCGTTCCCGAACCGAACTTGAACCCGCTTAAACTTTTACCGCTGCTTACCCCTTTAACTCCTTGGTCTTGATAAAACCCGTAGTCATCCATTTGAAAAAAGAAACGAATCGAATTCGGCATTACCTTAATTTCTGCTCCTAAACTTTTACTTAAGTTTCCTGTGGTGTTTTTTTTGCGTAGGTTTGCTTTACTACGTCTTATTACGTAGTCCCTAAATTCTTGGAGTGCTTTAAGTTGTAGTTCCTTGTCCATTAACAACGTGTCATATCGTTAGGGAAATCAACGTCAAATGTCATAGCCCAACCCGCTAAATAATTTTCAAAGCGTTCTATAAATGGTTCGCAAGTTGGCGCTCCGTTTAAGTGGTATAGGTTATCCCATATGTTTCCGTGTTTAAGCATTTCGAATGCGCGGTTTAATATCGCAAGTTGCGTATTAAGTACGTCTATTTCGTTATCCGCAGTTTCAAACGTGTCGGGTGCTTCTTCTTTTCGTTGGCTTACGTTATCCATAGCCATTAAAGTTACGTTAGCGCTTATTACGTTGTCATTAAAGGTAACTTGGTTTACCATTACGTGAACCAACGGGAAAATAGTTTGCTTACCTAAGTCAACGTTAAAAATGGAACCTTGCGAAACGGTGTTAACTAACGGGTCTGCGTTAAAGTGTGTTCTAAGTTCGTTTAGTAAAGAATAGTATCCGTTCATTTGTAACTTTTTTTAATTTCAATTAGTTCGATTTCGTTTTTTTCTTGTTCGAATGTAAGATAGGTAAGACACTTATATAATCCGTATTTAACAACCTCGTCATATTTTGTAAGGTCGCCTTTAGCGAGTCCATAGATTGAGCTATACCACCCCCACTTTTTTCCGAATTGAGTTCGTGCGCTAAAGTCGCTTGTTCGTTCGCGCTCATCGTCTTCAACTCCCTCTCTAAATAATTTAGGGTAGCGCTTAACAACTCGCTTCCTAAAGTCCAAAAAAAAACCGAAGCAGAAATAGCTACGTCCATAGGTGCGTACTTCATTAGTTCCGCGTATTCTCCCGCTCCCGTGTATTCGATTATTTCGTATTTATCTTTGTTCCGTATTTTAATAGGTCGGTACATTACCGCCATAGCCTTGTGGAAATCGTCCCACTTTGCTAAGTAGTTATCTAAGTCGACGTATTCGCCAAAACTTATGTTTTCTAGGTCGGTAATAAACCCGAATTCAACGTCTTTAATCTTAAAGGTAGGTTTGAACTTTGGTTTTTCTGCGAATATATTCTTAAAGTGTATGATTAGTTCGTTAACGCTTGTTAGTTTCATTTTAACAACTTCCTTTAACTGAATACCGCAAAAGATTTCTATCATTTTCTGCGCTATAAATTCTTCGTCGTTGGAACTTTGCTGCAACTTTAGGAACTTTTGGTAGTTCACTAAAGGTATTTCGTTAATTGAACTTGGAACGTCTATTTCTAACTTCATATACTTATAATTATTTATTCGTGTTTTTGTAATTCACAACGTGTTCGTGTGCCTTAATTAGCATATCGAAGTGAGCCGTAAACCGCGCCATATTATTAAATACAATCGTAACTCGTTTGCCTGTACGCTCGTGTATGTATTGCTCTACTCGAGTAATCATTACTTGCATATCGTTCGTTTTATCGTATTGCATAACTTCCGTAGTTTGAACCTATTCCGAGCGTTTCCATTTCGTGGTATCTAAACGCGTCTATTGCGTGGTTATTAAAATCTATTGGTTTGTTTAGTCGGTTGCCCTGCTTGTCCGTGTCCCAAACGTATGCGCGTAATTCTTTGATTAAATTACCGCTATTTGAAGTAACTAAGTATTCGTTACGCTGCATTACGTCTATTCCGTAGTTAATTGAATCCTTACCTTTAGTTACTCCTTTAATCGTTACCCCAAAGCGTTTTATTTCGTCTATACTTTTTGGTTCGGAACTATCCGCGTATACGGGTACGTGTTTTGGTAGGAGTTTCGCTATATCGCTATTAAGTAAACCCGTTTGGTATGCTAACTCGTTAACTATTCTTTGCCCGTTGTAGTTGTATATTTCTATTATAGCGGTCGGGTCGTTTGTATAACCGAAGTCTAATCCTATCCCTAACAACTTCGCTTCTTTTGGTATCGTGTCTATTGTTTTCCAATTTGAGAACACAACCCCTTCTAACATTCCAAGTTGACCTTCCCCGTAAACCTTCCACCAATTCGCCCAATAACTAGACGTCTTCGCTTTGTCTCGGTTCTTTTCTATTTGCTCAACTATTGAATTATCTAAGGCTTCGTTATCCTTGTATGTTAGAATTAAGAAGTCCGAATCGGGTTCGTCTTTTAGTTCTGTATGTACCCAAAATTCGTTAGACGGGTTGAAATCTAAATAAACTTCCTTCCGTGTTCGAATAGCTAACTCGTTGTAAGAATCAAAAGTAACGTTATTACATTCGTTGATATAAAGAATATCCCTTCGCGCTCCACGTAGTTTACTAGAGTCATCTGCGGAAAAGAATTCTATAACCGAACCATTGGCGAACTCATAACGGAGTAAAGATTTGTTAAACCTGTCTTCAAAGAATCTGCCCGTCCATTTCATTATCTTTAAGAAATCCTTTAACGCACCCCGTCTTAAATGTGGGATTGTTTCCGCAACTACGCTTATTTCTATTCCTTCAGTTCGTGCGGCTCGGTCAATTAACACGGGTAGAATTCCAAACGTTTTACCCGCTGAGGTTCCCCCTTGAATAATCTTAATCCGTTTTTTAAGATTCAGTATCTTCTTGATTGCCGTCGTTTTCCGAAACATCGGTAAATAGTGGTTGCTCTACGTTGGTAATTTCTTTTTTCTCTACTAAGTTGTTTAGTCGCGCCGTAATACTAGAATTATATATCCCCGCCATACCACCACCGATTTGGTCGTTTCGTACTTCTTTACGTATGCGCGTAACGATGGTTGAAAATCTTTTATATCTATTATTTGAATTCGCAAAATAATTAGATAGGTCTTGAATTATTCCTAAATCTGCGCAATAGCATTCGAAGCCCTCTATGGTTAAAGGTCGTTCTAGTTCGCTATATTCGCTTCTTCCTTCCTTACCTACGAAAGTGTGCTTTAAGATAGGGTTGTTCTTTACTTGACTTTTATAGTCGGTAAATAGTTCCCAAAGGTGTTCGGGACTATGTATTTTATTCGGTCTTCCCATTTTCTTGTTCGTCTTTATATACTGCGTAAAGTTGATTTAGTTTGTTTACTACTTCCCGTAGACAACTACCACACGAAGTAGGTTGCATTCTTTGTTTTAATACTCGGTTGTAAATCTTTAATAATTCCCTTTGCTCACTTGGTGCAACTGAATTTCTACCCTTCTTAAAGAATTCGTCTAGGTAGGTGTATTCGTCTTCCGTTAGGCATTCGGGTTTGGTGTATCTCCAAAGGTCGTTAAGTTTTTGTTTGCGTTCTTCGCAGCCGCAGTCTTCGCCCATTACCCACTTTGCTACTTTTGCGATTCCTGTAGTTTCTAAAATGTTTTCTACCGTGTCGCCTAATCCTTCGGCTTGTTTTTTCTTTGGTCGTCCCATAGTTATTTTATTTAATTAATTCGTAATCCTCATTTTTGTAGTCTTCGTAGTCTTCCTTAAATTTCGTTCTTACTTTGCTTTTGCAGTTCTTTAACGTGTTGAAAATTGAACTAGAACTTATTGTAGTTTCTTTTGCTATATCCCTTATTGATAAATCCGTGTCTTTGTAGATTGTGAATAGTTGCTTGTCGTACCAATGCCAACTATCAACCTCTTCGTGTATCTTACTGAGTAATCGCGTATAGGCTTCTTCTTTAGTTAGGTTGGTTGGTTCGTCTTTTAATACGGCCAACTCGTTTAGGCTTACCATTGCGTTCTTCTTTTCGCTTTTAATATGTAATAAGTAAAGATTGCGTAAAACAAAATACATAAAACCTTTATTAATTTGCCCATCCTGTATAATGTTTTCGGGTTTACAATACTTGTGTAATCTAAGGTAAGATTCCTGTACAATGTCTTCCGCGAAGAAATCCTCGCCAAAACTTTGAACGAGTTTAACCCATTCTTTGTGGTCTTTTGCAACTATTTTAAGCCATTCCATTTGCTTAGTTTGTCGTCAAATATAATAATTAAATTCTAAACATAACAATCCATAAAAAACCCCACTTTTTACGGCGGGGTATTTCTTTACTTAAAACCTTTTTGAGTTCGGTACACGTACTCATCTAACGTTCTTAAAGTTTTAATGCTTACAAGCGCTCCACTTAAAAAGCGGTCTATTGTATACTGATGCATCTTTAAGCCTTTGGACTTTATTTCCTTTACTACTTGGTTTCGTGTTTTCGTAAGGAGAATTTCTTTTAACTCCTTGCGTAGGCTGTTATCGTCTATAAACATATTAAAATAATTTTGTTTGTGCTTTGTGGTTATTAATTCGTTCCATAGCCTTGTTAAAGTATTCCTCGTCAAGTTCGCACGCTGTTAGGTCAAAGCCATAATCGTGGCAGGCTATTGCTATTGAGCCACTTCCCAAGTGCGTATCAAGTATTTTATCGCCTTCTTTCGCGTATTTGTCTAAGAGCCATTTATAAAGTGCTACGGGTTTTTGTGTGGGGTGTATTCGTGTTTCTTTATTTTTCATATCTTCTTGGTATGCACCGTGCCATAAAATTGAAACATAATCTATACCATAACCAAAAGACTTAAATGCAATTTCACCATTCGAAGAAGTATAATTAGTTTGATTTTTGTGCCAAAATAAACAACCACCTTTTAATCCAAAATAATTAGCACCCCAAATAATTTGATTTCTACTAACTCTAAACAGTTGCTCAAAGTATTCTTTATTGGGTGTTTCGTTATCCCAATTCTTTTTTATATAGTTTTTCCTTTTACTTCCTGCTTCTTTAGTTTTTATGTTAAATCTATTATCATTACTAGCACCAATCCCATACGGCGGGTCAACTATTGCCAAGTCAAAATACTTGTCAGGATAGCGAGCCATTAAAAGCATATTATCCTCATTCGTTATTGTTAGCATAACTAAAAGGGTAAATCGTCTTTTTCAATTATTTGCGTGTGGACTTGTTTCGGGGATTCGTTCACGTATGGCTCGGAAAATGAACACGAAAAATACTTCGTGCCTTTACTAGATTCCTTAAACCATAAGGCTATCTCCATTTCTTTTCCGTTTACGTTTACTTTTCCTCGGTAGTCGGGTTGCTTTTCATTCGTCTTTTTGTCGTTCTTAAAAATTGCACCTGTGTTTACTTTTGTTTCCATATTACTTAATTAAATTTATTACTATTATTACTCCCGTTACATATCCAAAGGCCAACGAGAAGGCCATTTTAATTCGTTCGCTCCAAAGTTTTGATTCTACCATATAACCTGCAAAAGGTAAGCCTAGGAACGGCGCTATAAACGCAAAGAATAACATTCCTAACGTGTTCGCTTCCGAAACGTACCTAATGTAAAAGGTAGAACATATTTCGATAATTAAAGCGCTTAAAAAGATTATTCCATATTTCATTTGTTTAGGTTTATTTCGTGGTCATTTAAGCTATCGTTTAGAAAATCACGCATTCGTTCAACTATTAACATTTCGTCTTTGTTTAGTTCTTCGTACTTGTATAACTTACGGAGTTCCTGTTGCATTTCCCAAAGAACGTTTAACATTGCAGTACCTTTGTTAGCGCAATAGTATTCTACTTCGTCTTCGGGTAAGTTAAATTCTAGTATTGCCTTCATAAGGGATAAATTTATAGGTTTTTGTTTCTTTTAAGGGATATTATTTTATTTCCTTCTTTAGTTTTTCAATATATAAAGTAGCGTCCATTAGTTCCTCTTGTAAGTGGTTTAACCACCCTAATAAATCAACGTCTTTTCTATCTAGGTTCGTTCCGTATTTTCGTATGCCGCGTTTACTGCGTTCGTGGTATTTTGTCATTACTGCCATTAATACCGTGTCTTCGTGTTTTATTTCGTTTTCGTGTGTTATATTCATATCGTTTTCATTAATAGGTTATAGTATTCACGGCATAGCTCCACGCGTTCTTTAATCTGCTCAATTACGGATTCATCGCGTTGAACAAACCAATACTTTACCCTTCGGTTGTTTGGTATATGGCTAAATTTGTGTTTAGATTCTATTTCGTTTCTTACTTCCGTGTTTTCTTCGATTAGGTGTAACTTCCAATGCGCTCGTCTTACTTCGTCTTCAACCATTTCTAACGGGGTGTCTATTAAGCAATACGCTAACACGGATTCCGTTTTACCCGTTAGCCACATATACCCTTGCAGTTGGTAAAAGTAATCTTTGTTAGGTAACTCCGTTTCGAAGAATGGAAACGTTGAAGCGTCCCAACTACTTTTAACGTCTATTAATACTTCGTCCGTGTTTACGTCGGGCGTTCCTGTAACCCAATCATTACTGAAGTGTTCGTCGTTTTTATAGATAAACTTGTAATTTAGTACCTCGTTAACCAACGCTATCGAAAGGTCTTCTACTTCGTTACCTTTGTCCGTGTAACGTGAACTAAATTCCTTACGTATTCCATACTTTTCTAATAAGACAAGGTCTTGTACGTACGTTTTTGCGGTTTGGCTTAGGACTTCCCCCGACTTGCGGGGGTTAGTCATTATCTTACCAATTTGAGAACATCGGACTTTCATACGTTTTCAAGTAATTTGATTTGAGAATCGGTTAAACTAAAGTTAGCTAATAGTTCTTCTTTAGTGTACTTACCCTCAGCGATTGCTTCTAATGCTTTGCCTAAACGCTTTTGGTCGATATTAGGTTTCTTTGGTTCGTGTTTTACTTGTTCGCCACTTGCGTCCGTGTCTTTGTCCGTAACTAATCCGAGCGCTGAAGACAACGCATAACGTCTAAAGTAAGTAACCCCGCTCCCAAAACTTTGGTAATCGTTCATACCTTTTAATTCGACTTGCGGAATGGCTACCTTTGATTCTAACGTTTCGCCACTTTCAAAGTGAAAAATAACCGTAGCAATATAGTCGATTCCTTCTTTAGTATCGAGTAATTGCGTAAAGCCTAATCCGTGTTTTTTTAGAAGCGGGTTAACTACTTCAAAAATCTTCGGTAAATCTGCGTAAGAATACCCATAGCCTTGTGTCCCCTTGTGAATTACGGGTACTTCTTGTTGGAAGGCTGCCAACGATTTCCATAAATTTTTCATAGCGTATAAATTAAAACGTGCGTTAACCAAGTCGCACCCCTTGTCTTATTATTAAAATCCGTCTGTTCTTTTACTTATTGTCATTGAATTAAATCTCGAAATTAATCTCGAAATTGTTGGTTCGTGTAAACAACCAACTTCTTCTTCCTTAAACCAATAATCCCCCTTTAGAGATAAAATATAAATATCGTCGTAATTATCAAATACCCCATATTGATATTCGCAATGTATACTCGATACATAAGGATTATTAATTAAATCTTTTTTGGTTCTGCATTTTTTCATAGCGTTTTCGTTTTTAATTATACACAAATATAAACATATTATTTCAATCTGCAAACTTTTTTGAATTTTTTTTTAGATTTTTTTTTCATTCAAATTAGTTGACCTATCAAAATAGGCCATTAACTCAATATCGTTAACGGAATGTTCGCGGGGTTTTCTACCACCTATTCTTATTTGTCCTTTAAGTTTTTCAAGTTTGCCGTATATAATTCCATCGTAACACTTCCAAATAATTACGGGGTTCGTCTTTTTGTCCATTAGCTTAACTAACTTCCTAACGGCTATTGGTAACGGGTAGGCTTCCTGTATTGTTTTGTTTCTTCCTTTTACTTCTGCGTAACCTATTATTCGTTCGTCTTTGATTAGTTCAAAATCTATATCGTTTTCGTCTAACTTCCTGCAACTTAATTCGTACTCATCGCAAAAAATTGCTATTGCCTCGTATTCGTTTTGCAGGTCTTTAAGTGTTTCAAACCTCATTTATTTTTTGTTTATAGCGTTTAATAATTTCGTTTAGTTCGTCTTTTGTCCACTTCTTAACATCGTGAGCGCGGGAATGTAATTCTATTAACCTATCCGCTCCTATTCGTTGTTGGATTCCTATTTGGTAGTTTAATAAGTTTCCGTGTTTATATTGGTTGCACGTTACGCATTGCGCGTGAACGTTGTCTTCGTCAAAGGTTACTGCCTTGTGTCCACCCATACTAAAATAATGTCCTGCGTCATATTTTGCCCCTAACGGCTTTTCGCAACTTACGCAAGGTTTATCCTTGTCGCGTAGTCGAATGTACTTGTTAAACGTTATTTGAGCCAATTTAAGTAACTCGGGTAGCGTTTGGAGTTCGTCTTTTAGTTGTTTTTTCTTTTTCTTCCATTGCTTTTCCTTTTCAGTTTCTACCCAAACACGAACGCAATCGGATTCTAGGCAATACTTTTGATTAAACCTAACGGGAATAAATACGCTTTTACAATTTTTGCAGCGCATATTAAAATCTTATTGCGTTTAGTTCGGCTTTAAGCCTATTATTTTCCTCTCGTAAATCCAAGTTTATTAAATCGGTTCGGTATCCGTTTTGTCGCATCGCTCTAAATTCTTGTTCAAACTGATTCCAAGATAACTTAACTTCTTGAATATGCGATAACGTTTCCTCCATTGAATTAATTAAGTCCGTTCGGGTTGGGTGCTTCGTCTTTATTTCGTCTAAACTAGATTGTATTTTAGCGTAGGTAAACCCTAATAAAACTTGGCTTCGTAATATTGTATAATCGTCCATTAAAATAGTTTTTGTTGTGAAATATGGTTTTTAATTCTTTGTATCGTCTTTTCGTAATACTCGGAATCTAGTTCGCAGGCTGTTAAATCAAAGCCGTAATCGTGGCACGCTATAGCTATTGAGCCACTGCCTAAGTGGGTGTCGAGTATTTTATCTCCTTCTTTAGCAAATTTATCTAATAACCATTTATATAATTTTATCGGCTTTGATGTTGGATGAAAGTGAGTTGAAGATTGGTGAGGCATAATTCTATTAGATATTGTTACTTTTTGCATTGGATAATTAAAAGAAGTCCACGCTAATTCTCCTGCACTAAAATTAAAAGTATTTTCATATAGTTTATCCCAAAAAATCCAACATCTGCTTCCATTTAAATAGTCGTAATAATTAGCTCCCCAAATAATTTGATTTTTTGAAACTCTAAACAATTCATCAAAGTATTCTTTTTTAGGAGAAACATCCCAATCTTTATTTTCTTTTTTTGCTATTCTTTTATTTTTTCTTTTTGAAGGAGTAGCTGTTATATTCATAATTTGCACTCCTGTACCATAAGGCGGGTCAACTATTGCCAAGTCAAAGTAGTTGTCGGGGTAACGTGCCATTAGTAGCATATTATCCTCGTTTGTTATTCTTATTTTATTTGTTAGTTCCATTTCTCATTTCTTTTAACGGGTTGATTCCGTAAACTTCAAAACCTAACCCCGAGTTAAAATTACATAAAATTTGGTCGTTTATTCCCGTATGCTTCCCGCCCGTTTCCATATCTTTTACTTTTTCAACTCCTATCATTGTGTTATATTTCATCGTTTCGTGTTTAATTAGCCTGTGAATAACAAACATATCATCGCATCTATTTAGAAAAGCCTTCCCGCCTTCTATGTGGTCTTTAAGTGGTGGTTTCAAGTGTCCCTTAAAATCGCCGTCCGTGTATAAATTTGCGCTTCTTCCACTTTCAGTATTTGGGTGCGTGTTTATGTAAATAGTCATACCCGTTTTGTTTACGAATTCCCGCGCCTTATTCATAAACGTGTAATTTCCTTCGTAAGTCATTTCGCGGTCTAATCCTGTGAACGGGTCTATTAAACCGACATCGCATTTGGACTTAGAAAAGATTTCCAAAAGTTCCAACGGCTTGTAAAGTTTGCTATTATCCACGAAGTAGAAAAATTGTTCTAGGTAAGCGGAATAGGAATGTATTTGGTTTGTCGTTAGATTCTTGAATGGTTCG